CTATTTCTAGCCCGGTTATAATTTGACTTCTGATAGAGTCAGCCGTAGCTGCCCCAGACTCGCCTCCAGCCCCAAACAATGCGCCAATATTGCTAATACCTTCTTCTAGCTTGGCTCCAACACCGCCAATTTTTTTATTACTCAGCAACTCTAAGTACCTGTTGACCGCGTCCAAGCTCTGTTTTGTTGAAGAGGCTTTATTAATGCTTTGAATCATCGGCCCCTTAAATTCCATCGGACCAGACTTTTTAAGCTGCTCCAGCTTAAACTTGTCCATCCTTTCTTGTTCCGCTACTGCACCAGCCATCTCAGCTTGGTTCAACGCTGCACCAGATGCAGCAAAAGCGGTCAATGGTGACACACCGGGAGTCAACATCTCTGGCCTCTGGAACGTCTTAATTAGTCTGTCAGTTATGGCTTTCCAGTTAATATCTCCTAGTAGACCAGAAATAAAATTACCATCACTCCTGTCTAGTGATATTTTCTCCCCCGCGTCAAGACCGTCTAGAAGTGCTGTATAAGGGGTGGGAGTGGGACCAGGTACGCTTTTTTTCGCTTCTGCCGCTGCTTCAGCCATATATGCTTGGGCGGGACTAGCAAAAGTTTTTCCCCCTACATTGGGATAGTACGCAGGGTCTGGAGTAAATGGCCGTGGCTTAGCTTGAAATTCCCCAAGTGCTATGTTCTGTTCTGGGGTCTTAGGAGAACCCATTTGTGCTTTGAGTTCTTCCATCTGCTGCGCAGCAGTTTTTTTAGGAACTATGTTTCCAAAAAATCCCCTATTTAAAATACCACGACGCAGTTCTTCTTGTGTAATTGCCATATTACTTTACCCTATATTAGACTTTTAATGTTTCGACCACGAATCTGACCTCTGAGCAGTGCCTGTACAAGCTGACCAACTTGTTTGTTATAGTCCCTAGAACCCTGCAAGTACGATGGTGCTGCGTAGGGAGACTCAGTAGGAGAGTAACGTCCTCTGCTAACACTAGGCATATTTACACTAGGTAGTCTACCAGTTCCGCCAAGTGCTTTAGGGGTCAGTCCACCAATCTTAGACGCGCCTTCTAGAGCTTTACCAACGTCAAACTCACTTTTACTATCTTCTTTGGCGACAAACTCATCATAGAGTTCTTCCATCCTCATAGCAGATGCGTTTAGTGGCTCACCAGTATCGGGGTCATACTCAGCGTCAAGACGCAGGGCTTCTATGTTTTCAGGAGCGCCTGTATCAAAGTCATATTCAGCTTTGGTAGGGTCTACTGGACTACCAAAAGGCTTGTCTGGAGAAAAGGCGTCTTCAATACTAGAACCCATACCTCTAAATATATCACCCATCTCACTCTCCTATGCCAGCATAGTTGACCATCAGATAGCCATCTTTGCCTGTAGTGACAGACTGAGGTTTGATCTTCTGTACCTCTTGGGCAATGACACCAAAGCCAAATACACGGTTGGTAAGCTCAGCGCCACGTTTGTTCCAACGCCAGCGGTATACGTTGATACCATTCTTAAACTTCTTGACAAACTTGATATCAGTTTTGAGCCTAATGTCTGACAGAGCAAGAGCAGCAAACGGAGCAGCAGCACTAGCAATCTGGCTGAACGGGCTAGCGCCGCCACCAACGACTTGGCTCGTATAGCCACTTTGCGTCCCCTGCATCTGTGTGCTGCTACCCAATCCAGCCAATCCACCGTAGAGGTTAGCCATTGTGATAAGCTGCGCCCTTCTGGCTTCTTGGTCCTGCTGTGCCAACCTAGCCGCATCCGCCTGTGAAGCAGCTTGGCGCTGTTCAACCTGTTGCCCAATGGCCTCTTGGAGACTAGCAGGGGTAAGCTGTGCCTGTAGCATCTGCTGTGCCATAGCCGGCGCACGTGCCTGTGCGGCAATGCGGCGACCCTCGGCTTCCTGCAAAGCGGCAGACATCTGACGCTGGGCTAGCTCTTCTCGTTTCTGCTGCTGCATTGCCTGTAGCTCGCCTAGGGCAGTAGAGCCTAGACCAAACTGACCAGCTTCAATAGCTTGCTGCTGCGCTGTTGCTTTATCTGCTTCAGTCATCTGACGGGCTTGCTGGGCCAGAGTGCCTAGCTGTGCTTGGTAGATAGGATCAGACATAGGACTTGCCATTGCCCTTCCAACATCGCCAGCAAACAAATTACCATAAATAGGTGCAAGCTGACCCGCCGTTTGTCCTACCTGTCCGTAGATATCCCTAGCTGCCAAAGTCTGCTGTGAAAAATCAGGCACAAGTGAGCCAGTGTAAAGCTCAGGGTCTTGTGTAAACGTGCTTCTAATTTCAGGCAGAAGCTGTTCAATGTAAGGCTCTACTGGAGCATATGGCTTGACTTCCTGTGAGCCTGTGCTTGCCATCTGAGACGGTGCTTGTACGACTGTAGGAGGAGAACTTCCCATTTTATAATTCCTTGTGTATTGTGATTTTACTAAGTTTATATCCCATGTGTCTAAGGGCGCGTTCCCACCCTTTTCTTCCAGATATTTCTACAAAAGTAAAACCTAAATTTTTATAGTAGTTTTCTACAATAGGCATGACATGTTTACGAACCCATTTTCCGCTAGTTGACTCTAAGTTAATCCCAAAAATAGGACCGTATGTAGCAACACCTATAGTACAGCAGCCTACAATGTTGTTGTCCGCGTCAGTGCTGATCCAAATATCACATTCCTTCTCCAAGCATCTGCGGAACATTTCATGTGTAGGTAAGGCGTAAACAGTGTGGCTCTTCTTTGCGGACATGTCTATGAGATTGTAACATTTAACCAGGTTTTTTTTAAATTCCCGGCTTTCGGTATTCAGTAACTTATAGCTTAACCCATGCTCCAGCGGAGTTGTAAAAGTATATTCCTTCTCCTGAACCTGGGTTCCAGCTAGTTCCGTCTGCATATCTTATATTTCCTTGCTGCGGTTTAACAGGTGCCACTGTTGTTACGTCTAGGTGTCCATCGCGCACCAAATCTAAGACAGGACGTATCTCCAAAAGCATATTGTCTATGAACTTAGGTATGTCCTCTATCGTTGTGGGACACAACGTAGGATCAAAGCGGAGAAACTCTCTGCTCATCGATCAGATACCACTTCTGATTCCACAGTGTATCCAGACAACCTGAACTGGGTAACAGCTTCGCTCTCTATCTTAATAGCCATGTACCTACCACGTACCCTGCAATCTACCTTACTATCTACACCTATGTTAAAAGGAACAGCAGGGCTGTATGTAATACCAGAATACGGCTGTAGCTCAGCGCCTATGCTAATGTTGACAATTCCAGTACCTTCTATGCGGGGGAATACCCTGCTTATCGCTTTAACAGCATCTGTGCGACCAGCGTGTAACCCCCTGCGCTCAAGGGTAGTCAGGAAGTTAACACCATCAAAAGTAGTTCCAGAATCTGCCAAGTACAATTTATTATCAGCTGTTCCACACATCAACAGAGAGTCAATAGCAGGATTGTATTCCTGTTGCGCCCAAGCTAGTGTGCTGCCTTCCCACACACCAACAGAGGCTCCCCAAGTGCCAGTAAGTTCAGGGTCTACCAAGCCCTTAGTAGCAAAGTTTATGCTAGGCAGATCGCGTGTAGTCCACGTATCATCCCTGTAGTTCCAGATCAGGGCTGTGTTAGCAAATCCGTTTGTAGCTCCAGTTCTAGGATAACAAATCCAGACTTCATTCTTGATCTTGTTGTGAGCTAGGAATGTTTTGTAAAAATAAGTAGAATCAATTTCACTAAACAAGAATGTTTTCATGTGATCGTCTATGACGCTTTTCAATGTGTTACCATTGTGGATCAGTACGTCATTGGTAGCCATCATAACATGACGACCATCGCCCAGATCAATCACAGCGTCCTTACTGAACAACCCCGTGTCTTTAAACTTTTCACGCACATTAAAAGTAAACGCACCGCCTACATAGTTCAGAGCATAGACACTATCTTCTTTGTAAATGATAAGTTCATTTCCCAGCTGCAAAGCATTAAGCACATGACCCTTAGTACCTGTGAGCGAAGTCTCTGCTGACTCACTAGCCGTACTCGCAGTGTTCCAAGTGTCTGCACCATTGGTACTAGCACCGGCCGGGATAGCATCACTCCACCGGATAGTAAATGGTTTTTCAGTACCGCTATCAGTAAGGTTCAACGCTACCAAGTGATTTCTGAACGGTACGATGGTTTTGCAGCGGAGCGTAGAAGGCCAATTAGCAAGATCAGTAAACTGAGAGCCGCTCTGTACAAAACTCTGGGGAACATCTAGTCCATTTGTACAGACAAGAACGCCACCTAGGACACCGCCCTGCCAATTGTTAGTAGTACCAGACAGTGTGGTGTAAGAGCCTGAAGCTCTGGTAACAGAACTATGCGTAGTACCGTCGATCTTATAAAGATCAGTCAGTCCTCCGTATATCCACAAATTTGTCGTACCCTGTAGCCAACTAATTGCCCAATACGGAGCAGCACTGGGAGTTCCTAGAACTTGCGAATGTCCTAGGATTTTACCAGCTTTTCCGTCTAGGAAACGAACATTTACTGCATTGTCAAAAAACGTCGGAGGCATGTCGTAAGGAGACAAGTCTTTATTAACAGAAAAACGAGACTGAGCAGAAGATGTTACGTCAAAAAGTTGTTTAGCCATTTCCGGTATCCGTCTCTTCTACCCACACGGTAGAGTCAAACTCTTGAAGAGATATCAAGCTAAATCCATCTTCAGTAAGAAGATTGCCTCTACTTTCTTGTACAAGACAGAAGTTATCAATTACCCAATTAGTACTCAAAAGGCACCTCTACGAATCAAAACGCCAGGATCACCCTGTACGCTAGTTGTCATAACCGTACCACTATACCGGGCAGCTTCCTCGGCACGTTTAACATCAGCCAAAGTCTTTTCAAAAACGGAACCAAACCTGTTTGTCTGATCGGTATCGTTCAGGTAGATAGCCCCTTCCAGACAAGCCCCGAACAAATACAGGCTAGGGTACTCTGTAAGTACATCATTGGTAGCAACACTGTCACTAAGAGAACGAAGCTGGGCAAAGTAATTTATGTTAATGCTGTATGCAGCATCAGGAGTAGGAGTAAGTTTTATGTTCTTTCCCAAGTTTGTATACGCCTTGGGCTGACCACTTATGATAGAGCCGTATTCCCGGTTTACAGATTCAGGGGACAGATATGCCAACGAGAAACTCTGAGAGTTACTGTCGTAAGAAATATCACGAAGTTCTATAAGGTCTGAAGGGAGATCGTAGAAAGCCGTACCAGACGTGGTTGTGGTCTGCGCCCTTACCATATTAGCACGTACTCTAAGCTCTCTGTTCAGACGGTTCTCTGTTAGAGTAATAAAAGTAGGAATAATGTCCGTAAGATCATTCCTGTTCAGGTAGCTTGCTACAGTAGTTTGTAGCTCTGAGTACGTTGATAATGCCATTACAGGTGGCTTTCATGTGTACGGAGAAAACGATTCTCAGGATCATTCAGAAGCTGTTTGATCTTAGGCCAATCGTTTTTGTTCATTATATCGACACCAAGCTCACGTTTCCATTTTTCAATAACGACCAACGGAATGCTAGCAACTTTACGCATACCGTTGTTCAACTGCGGTCCATACATAGAGTCGTTGTTAAGTTCTTTTTTGTTAAGCTCTAGCAGGGGAGCTACGTCCTGCACATTTTCCAAGACAACATTGTCCGTGCTGTGGTCGTAGTGAAATTTAGTTTTAACTGGATCGTTCATCTTTTGCCTCTTAGTTAGAACAGGGGAGAGCAATATGCCCTCCCCCTTTAGTTCTAGCCTTACGACAGATCGTAGACTGCGCCGAGAGCTTTCTCGTTCTTGACAACAAGAGTATGCTCAGCAATGATCGCACGCTGCTCGCCATCAGACGTGCTAGCAACTTCCCGCTGGAAGAACGGACGAAGATACGCAATTGCATAATACTCAGGGTCAAGCAGCCAAACGTCACGGCTACGCTGGAAGCGGTTAGGAACAACCGCCATTTCGCCAAAGTCACTGACGTACACATCCATGCCACCAATGATGCGCTGATCGCCGGCATCAATGCGGTTAGACGCGCCACCCGTGGCACCAACGCCAACAAAGCTGGAGAACGTCTGTTTCTGCGACGGAGCCATCATCAGATACTTAATGTCAGCACCGTTGTCGAACGCAGTAAGGATGGACGACTTCAGGAGCGTTTCGGTAAACGTGCGAGGCGTACCATCAGTACGAGCCACACCATTACCAGCACCCGAACCACCCGATCCAGCACTTACGTTCGTCGCTACCCAAGAGGTAAGCGAGCCAAGCTTACGAACAGTCGTGTCCGCAGCCATCGCCGTCTTGCTCTGGTTGACGCCAACATACGCACGTTCCATATCACGCTTCAGTTCTTTAGCGCGTTTGGACATCTGGTACGCAAGTTCTTCTTTACGACCAGCTTTGGACACGGCATCCAGAGTACCAGAGACAAGGGTCGTCTTCAGGCTGATCTGGCAGATGTTACCAACGCGAGTCGTAGCGGTCGGCTCAGCGGCAGTAAGCGTCGAGCCTTCTTCCGCAAAGTTATCAGCAGCGGCTGCAAGAGCATCCGTCTGCCATTCGTGGTTTACAGCAATTGCATCTTCACGACCGCCCATCGACATAAACGGCGTATCGGTCGGGGAGATATCATAGATCACATTCTCAAGGTCTTCACGAAGACCGTTCGCTGAGAACGTAACGTACACACCAGTAGGCTGTGCCATAGTTTAGTTCCTTTCAAGGTTAAGAGATAAAGTCCAGAAAAACATTTGCAGCATCGCGCTGGCTACCTGTTTTAGCAAGTCTCTCTCGCTTAGCCTGAACTGTTCGACGTGAGCGTTGCGCTTTTGTCTGGGGAGTTCCGGCTTTTACGACCCTTGGAGCAGCCTTCTTAGACTTGTTAGCTGGCACCTTAGAACCTTTGTCCTGCATCATAGCTTTGTGCAGCACCAAGATCACACGGTGGTCAGCTATTCCGTCAATGTCCTGCGGAGAAAAACCTAACCCAAGGGCGTAATTACGAAGTTCGTCCTTAAAGTTAGAACCCGGTTCAGCGTACTGAGGCAGCGCCTGTGCGAGAAGTTCAGCTTCTTTTTGAAGCTTCTCTTGCAAAAACTGACTCATTTCTGATTCGGTCTGCTGCTGAACTCGCATACGTTCGTTCTGCAACTCAGATATTTTCTCTTTAGCTTCTTGGTACTCAAGACGTTTCTCCATGTACTCCATGGGATCAGTCTCTTTAAGTTCAGCCCAATCTATGTTTGCATAGCGAGATAGCTCTGCATTCTGATTTTGGACCATGTTACCAAGAAGATGAGCGTACTGTTCACGCTCTTGCTGGACAGCTTGGAGATTAGCTTCATAAGCTTTTCTCTGCTCCGCTAGAGATTGCGATTTACGGGTATAATCCGCTTGCCGCTGATAGCCGTTCCGTAGCTCATCAAGATTAACCTCTACTTCTTCACCATCAATCTTAACAGTGTACGTAGGAGAGGTTTCTATCTCAGATACTTCTTCGTCTACCTCGTAGTCAACTTCCTCATACTCGGTTTCATCTTCCGTCGCTTCATATTCCTCTTCAGCGGCTTCTGTTTCATACTCTTCAGAGTCTGAGGTTTCTTCGATAGCTCGTTCTGGATTGGTGTCTTCATCACTTCCAAACATGACATCGAACATATTAAGCTTTGGCTCGGTGACTTCCCCTTCGGGATTGGTCTGTGCCTCACTCATTTGTTGTTACCTTTCTGTGTTTTCTATTTTGTAATCGTCCATGACAGCTTTCAGATCATCTACTATAGAACTCAAAGCTTGTAGTTTCATCCAGCAGTTTTCTCTTTCCTCTACGGATTGAGACATACTCCACTGTGATACTAGATCGTTATTTAGCCTCACCAGTGTAAGTTTGAAAGCTTCGTTGTCTAAGATCAGACCAGCCTGGTGGGCTTGTTCTTTAGGGTTCATTTGTGTTTCTGCATGTATCCATCAGTTCCGGCATACTTAGAATTGCCGTAAATGTTTCCACCCATACGGTTACCACCCGGCTTAGGCGGCGAAGTATTACCACCCTTAGCAGCAATGGGGCGGTTACCAACTTTGCCCATCTTAGGACTAGCATAGTCTTTCATGGTATTTCCTTTCTGTTACCATTTTTTGCAAGACCAGTATCTTGCGCTTAGTTTAGAGGGAGGGCTAGTATCGCACTTATGTCTAGCCCTGAAACTTTTTCTACGTTTAGGTTGATCTTTTTTAATTGTCATATTAGGATCACCAAAGCGAACAAGCTTTACGGAGTCTCCTTGTTTTGCCAAGACTGCAAACTTTTTGTTCTTACCTGGAGTTCTCTTAGGTTTGTTATAACCGGAGAACTTTTCACCTCTGTACGTAATCATGTTTTGATAATAAAGTTAATTGGCTGAAGTTTGATAACATCTGTGCCTGTGGCAGCACTGGCAGTTACAGAAGTACCTAAGACAAAGCTACCACCGACACCTACGGGAGAATAAGTGCGGAAGTCGGGGACCAAAAAGTTTGCACCGCTAGTACCAAAAGTGTTGCCTATTACGTTATACAAAGCAGCATAGGTAGACGTAGAAAATGCGGAACCATCACACAGCAGCCAATCATTGATACCACTGATAGTCTGTGTAGTAGGTATGCTGTTACTAGCATACATAATCACGGAACCAACGGGAAAACCTAGTTTGTTCAGCTGGGCAGACGTTTGGTTAACAGCTGTGGTTCCAAGGTTAGGAAACTGTGTCTGAAGGACAGACTTGACCAAACGAAGATGATCATCACCTTCCGAAAGAGGATCACTAGCAGAGGGGTTTGAAGAGTTAAGTTGGCTAATGTAACTAGCAGATTCTACAGTCATGTCTTACTCCGTTAAGCTTATTTTAACACTTTTGTATTTAATTGTCAAGAAGCTCCGGCCAATCGAACAAGACACCAGACTTAGTGGTCGTCCCGTCATCTTCGACCGTATACGTCAGGAACAGCGCAGCGATGGCGTCGGTATCAACAGCAGCAGTGATAGCCGTCTCCATCTCGGTGGCTTTGCTGCGGATTGCGGCACGGTACGTTGCGATGTTCGCCGGGATTGCATCGCCAGTGTCAGCATTGCGGATCACGGCCCAGTCAGTCTGCGCCAACAGTGCGCCCTGCTGTGCTTTGACTTCGGCAATCAGGTTCGACTTGACGCCGGGTGTGACCATCTGAACGCCATCGTCATCCAGCAGCGGATCACCGTTTGCGTCCACCTCGTTTACGTCGTCCAGCGATTTAGCTGTGCTGTTGACCGTGCCGTCATCGTTGTAAGACCAAGTGTACAACCGGCTGTCAGGTGCAGGTTGCTGCACGATCTCGGTGATGCCAAGCGCGGCTTTCCGCGCGGCGCTGTAGGTGTGCCAGCTTGCCGGATGCGTGACGCCGGTCTGATCGGTCCACGCCTTGCCGGGTCGGATGGTCTGCCCGTGGCAGCATTTAAATATAGTGGTCATGGGTGCCTCCTATCGGGCAGTAGCTGTT